AAGACAGACCCCACACCACCCACCATGCCGCAACATCGGTGCCGCACACTGCGGGCAGGAGCCATCGCAGATTGAACGGAAACGCCACCCGCTTGCCCTCGGCCGCCAGCAGGTACCGCCCGGCGTCAGGACCGGGCCGGAACTGGATCACCCTGCCGTGTCCCGCTTGGCGCTGCCGTCGCCCATGAAGTAGTCGGGCGGCACCGGCTGCTTGCGTGCGTCCTCGGGCCACCACACCTTCGGCCCCTTGTGGTGCCCCACATGCATGGTCGTGTCGACGTGCACGGTCCAGCCGGCGTCACGGGCACGCAGGCAGAAGGACACGTCCTCGCCCAGCTCCCACTCGCCCGCAGGGGTCGTGAACTGGTCGTAGCCGAACCACGAGTGGATCGACCCGCCACGCTTGATCCGCATGTCCTCGAGCACGTCCCGGTGTACCAGCAGACAGCCTGTCCCGGTCGCAGCGACCTCGCCCACGACGTTGTCCTGATAGTCGAGCATCACGTGCGTCACGGCGTCGTCGTCCGGGACGAACATCGTGGGCACCGCACCCTCGGCAGTGACGATCACGCACAGCGCCCCGAGGATCTTCACATCGCACTCAACGGCCCTGGCGACCATCCGGTGCAGCGTGTCGGGCGGGAACACCATGTCGGTGTCGCAGAACCACAGCCAGTCGCACTCGGTGTGCTGGTCGAGGAACTCGATGACCAGCCGGTTGCGGGCCTTGGCGAGGTTGCCGGACGCCTCGATGGCGACGTAGTTCCACAGCAGCCGCAGGTCGATCGGTGTCGGCTCCTCGGGACAGCCGAGCGCCTCCCACGCCTGCACTGCCCGCTCACGGTCGTACACGTCCAGCTCGACGTAGGACCGCAGGAAGCGGGTGGAGATGTCGTGTCCGGTGCTCGGGAATGCCAGCAGCACACGGCCGGGATGATCGTCCATGAATCCTCCTGTGACGAGCGCACGCTAGCAGGAGAACGACGAAGGCCGGGCCACCCGTAGGCGACCCGGCCCTGTCGGACGTGGCAGTCAGGGAAGCAGCGTCAGCTGAGCACTTGGGTGAAGCCAGTGCCGACGCAAATCGCCGATGCCGTCGGGTAGCGCCCAGCCGTGAAGGCGCTGTAGCCAAACACCACCATCTGGACCGACAGCTGGTCGCCCTTGACCTCCTCGAAGGTGAGGCCGACCGGAGCCGAGGCGTCCTCCATGAACAGCACGTCCTCGCGCCGGGTCACGATGATCCGGTCCTCGTTCGTGCTGGCACCGAGGTTGGTGGGGATGCCGGCGTCGGTGACGACCGGGATGCCGACCATCGACCCGACGACGCCGTAGCCCGCAGCCGCACCGTTGCCCACGGCGTTGAAGCCCGGACCGTCGACCTGGACCAGCGGGCGGCTGGAGGTGTCCGAAGCGGCGCACAGGTACGCCCACCGGCGGGGGTGCATCACGATGAGGTTCGCAGCGGCGTACCGGCTCGTGTTGACCTTGCCGACGGCGTTGTGGATCGCCGAGACGAGCGACGCACCGGTGGTCCCGGTCCACGCAGCGGTCTGCACCGACGTGGTGTTCAGGATGCCCCAGTGGCCCCCGGCGGTTCCGTCACCGGAGATCGCCGAGACGTTCACCTTGGTGGCGTAGTCCTGGAACAGGTCCTGGAGGAGGATGTCGGCGATGCCGGTCCCACGGTCCACCGACTGACGCGAGGTCAGCTGCTGGCCAGCGAACGTCCGCACCGGGACCGTGAGGTCCGACTCGGTGAGGGTCGTGTTGGACACGCCGGTGTTCTCCGTCGTCTGCGCCGCCACCGAGGTGCCGGTTGCGCCACGGGGGATCGTCAGGGTCATGCCAGCCTCGGGCAGCGGGACCGCGGTCACGTTGCTCAGGAAGGGCCGGCCGGACTTGAGCACCGGGGCGTACAGGTCGGTGAGATACTGCGGGACCACGAGGCCGCCGTAGTTGCCGGTCGTGGACCGGTACTCGGCGAGGGCCTCCTCACGCGCCCGCGTGACCCGCTCGGTCGCCGCGTGGTCGTTGGAGAACTTCGACCGGAACGCATCCTGCAGGAAGTTGTGCTCGCCGTCGGGGCGGTAGGTCCGCTCCTCCCGGCCGACCTTGACGACCGGCACGCCGATCGCCCGGCGGGCCTCGTCGGCCTTGGCCTTGCGCTCGTCGAGCTCGACCAGCTCGGCCTCGCGGGCCGTCAGCTCGTCGATGCGCTCGTCGATGGAACGCAGCTCGGCGCGGGCGGCGTCGAACTTGGTGGCCTCGTCGGAGGACAGCTCGGAGCGGCCCTCGGTCTCGGCTGCGGACAGGATGGCCTCGACGGCCTCGGCCGCGGCGTCACGGTCGTCGAGCGCCTTGGCGATCAGGGAGCGGATCTGCTCCAGCATGGTGAACCTCACAGGGTCGTAGGGATGTGAACCGACCGGGTGACTCTGCGGTGCCGACCAGGTGGGGCGAACCCGGCGTGGTCGGCGGCCGATCGTCGGCGCAGTCCTCTTGGGTACAGACTAGCGCCGCTTCTTGGACGCATCGACAGTCTGCTGCCGTCGAGCCTGCGCAAGGCTGCGTCCGGGCGGCTGGGCGTCGGCCTGTTCAGGCTGCTCGTCGTCGGCACGCAGTTTGACGACAGTCGCCGGGTTGGCCGGGTAGGTCACCACCGACACGTCGAACAGCTTGACCTCGGAGATCGTGCGCTCGGTGTAGTCCTTCGACCACGACTCACGCACGACCCGGAAGGCGAAGCTCATCTGATCGAGGTCGCCACGCTCCATCGCAGACCGCACCTGCTGGGCGGCCGGGTTGCTCGGATCGAGGGTCGCCCGGACCTTCAGGCCGATGTCGTCGGACATGAGCTCCAGGGTCCCGGACTTGGTGCGGGCCAGCGGCACGCCGTCGTGGTCGACCAGGAGGCGCACGTCGGCTTCCTTGGCCGACTTGGCCGCAGCGCCCTTGGCAATCACCTCGGTGAAGCCGCCGGCGTCGGGGCCACCGCCGATGTCGTAGCGGTAGTCGTAGACCGTGGCGTACCCCTCGAGCACCGGCAGGCCGTCCTCGGACTGGCGCAGCTCCAAGCGCTCCACGCGCCGGACCTCACGCTCCGGTGTCTCCATGCCCTCGTCGGTGCGGCGGTAGTCGTCCATGTCGATGCCCTCGTCATCCATCGTAGGTGTCTCCACCTCGGGCGTCGTCGGCTCCACGCCAAGCAGCTGCTCCGGGATGATCCACAGCTTGCAGATGCCCGCCGGGTCGATGTCGCCCGACACGACCTCGCAGGCACGTGGTCCCTCGTAGAACACGCAGCTGGAACAGACCATGCCCTCGTCGGCGAACGGCGACTCGGCCACGTAGTGCGCACCGTCGGCACCGATGCCCTGGTCGTACAGGCCGAAGACCTCGACGACCTGCTCGAGCACCTCGTACTGCGCCTGCTGGCGAGGGGACAGCGGGTACTCGGACTCCTCGCCGTTGCGCTCGTCGGTGTCCTCGGCCACGATCCCGCTCGCCCAGGTGCGCCCAGCGTCGCCACCCCAGGCGTCCCACGCCACCCGGCCCGGAGTCGGGAAGCCGTCCTCGCCCGAGTTGAAGCCCTCGGCCTCCCGGTCGCTGGCGTGACGACCGAAGTAGTTCGCCATCCGACCGACAGTCTCCCGGCTCACCGCCTCGCCCGCCGCCAGCTGCGACGCACGCGCCCGGCCCACGTCGGTGAAGCCGTCGCCGGCCAGACCCTCGGCGATCCACTCCAGCGCCCGAGCGGCGGCGTCCTGCACGCCCTGCGGTGGCGTGTAGGTGTCGTCCTCGGCCCGCTCGTCGTCCTCGCCCTCGGCCATGTACAGCGCAGACATCTGATCGTCGGCGTCGGCGTAGGTGGCGTGGCACCCCTCGAGCTCGCCGTCGTCCAGCTTGTGCACTCCGAAAGGCCGGGACGCTGGGCAGGCCGGGTCCTCTTGCACGATCTCCCAAGGCATCAGACCGCCTCCTCGTCACTCGGGACCGCCTGATCGGCCATCGGCGGCGTCGTCTCCGGTAGCGGCGGTCGATCCTCGAGCTGGCGCACCTCGTCGACGGTCAGGAACCCCGAGTCGATGCCGATGGCGTGCGCCTCGTACCGGGTCTTCAGATCCGACCGAAGTACCCCGTCCACGTTGAACTTCACCCGATTCGGGCCAGGAACCAGCCCGGAAAGGCCATCTTCAAGCGCAATCAGGTACGGCATGAGCCCGAACGTCAGAAAGTCGGCCGCCCGCTGCTCCCGGTTGGCGTACGTCACCGACGACCCCGACGTGGCACCACCGATCATCTCGGGGAACACGCCGTAGATGCGTGCGATCTGCTCGACTGTGAACCGCTGCTGGTCGAGGAACTGCGCCTCGTCCGGGGCCACGCTGATCCGCTCGTAGCGCAGCCCCGCCCCCATCACCGCAGGTTCACGGTTCCCAGCGGTCGAGCTGACGAACGCAGACTTGATGCCCTGCGCCTGCTCCTGAGTCAGCTCGCTGTCGCTGTAGAGAATCGCATTCGGTGTGCCGCCACCAGTGAAGAAGTCCGTGCCGAACCGCTCGGCCGACAGACCGCCGGCGATCGTCTGCTTGGCATTCTGGATCGGCGACAGGCCGAACGGCGCACCCGGCATCGTGAAGATCGGGACGTGCCATAGCGGACCCTCGGGCCAGCGCTGCACCTCCTGGCGGTCGACCGTCACGACCCAGCCACGCTGCTCGTCGGCACGCCACTGGACCACCGACGGGTCCAACAGCTCGACCGTCGTCGGCCAGCCGTTCGCACCGATCGCAGTGACCAGCCCGTAGGCGTTGCCAGCGGTCAGCATCGACGACCACACCTGATAGAGCCACGTCGACAGCGTCGTTCCCGCCTGCGGCTGGTCGAACAGGACCGACCTGGGCACGTCCACCGTCAGGCCGTCCCGCCGCCGCTGCTGATCCAGCGGCAGCGTCGAGCCCAACCCGGCGAGCAGCCGCACGCACGCCCACACCGCCGACAGGCGCATCGCAGACTCGGTCGTCACCGAAGGCGGCATCGACCCCGACCGCCGCCGGTCGTTCATCAGTGCGATCACGTCCGACGCACTGAACCCCCGCTCCTCGACACCGCTACGCCGGAACAGGCCCATCAATCACGCTCCAGAAACCAGCCCACGGCGAACATGAACACCCCACCCGCTGCGATACCCAGCGGCGGCCAGACCATGAACGCTGCGATCGTCACCAACACCAGACCGATCAGCTCGAGTGCAGTGGCGAACCAGATCATCGGTCCTCGTCAGTAGGCGAACACAGGCGCAGGTTGCTGCACCTCACGCTCCAGCGTA